CGACGCGATCCGCGAGCAGGACCTGCGGACTGCCAATGCGGCGGTCAAGCGCTGCCTGCCGATGCCGATGCTCGTGCAGATCGAAGGCGCGCTCACAGATGGCGTCTACAACATCGGGCCGCGCCTTGTGTGCGGATCCACGCTCCAGAAGAAAGCGATCGCCAACGATTGGCCCGGCGCATGTGCAGAACTGCACCGCTGGGACAGGGCGGGTGGTCGTGTGTTGTCTGGCCTGACGCGCCGCCGCACTGACGAAGCGGGGCTGTGCGAAGGCCGTCCACTGTGGGAGCGCTTCCTGTGATCCGTTCCAATCTACTGACGCAGGCCATAGCCATCGCGCTATACGGCCATGCCTTCATCGGGCGGAATCGGGGCAAGTGAAACTCCTACGCTCCGCAGCCTTCTGGCTTGCATGGGCGTGTCTGGTATTGGGAATGCGCCTTGCCAATCTGGCGAGGGATGGGGTTGGGGAAGCGGATGACACCTGAGAAGCGCGCAACGGTGATGAAGGCCGTGGCGTTCGGCGTCGTCTGCCTGCTGTTGGTGGGTGGATACATCACGCAGGACGCGTGGCTTGCCTTCGTCTTGCGGAGTTAGACCATGAAGTACGTGCTTGCGCTGATCCTGCTCACTCTTGCGGGATGCAGCCAAGCACACCCAAGGGACAACGCGCTTCGCATCACGTTCTCCGGTGGCGGGCTCTGTAGTGCGACCGCAGTAGGTCCGCACCTGATCCTGTCGGCCGAGCACTGCTTCAAGGGCGACCGCCTGGTCACGATCAACGGCGAACCGGCCTACGCCCTTCGTCTGGTGAAGGACGGCAACGACCACGTACTGGTCCGCGTGTCCAAGCGGTTCAAGACGTGGGCGCGCATCGGGGGCAATCCCGAGCCCGGTACGCATGTGCAGATGTGGGGCAACGCCTTGGGCCTGTCCTTCGCCTACAGAGAGGCTTACGTCTCGGTCTACAAGGACGAGGACATTTTGTACGCGGGCAGCGATACCGCGCCCGGTGACAGTGGTTCGGGCCTGTTCGCCCCTGACGGCTCCGTCGTCGGCGTGGTGACGGGCACGAAGTCCGTGGTCTTCAAGAACGGTTCGGCATTCACGCTGCTGTGGACCATGCGCTTGAAGTTCAGCGCGGACCAGTTGAGGGAGATTCGGTGATTCTTCGGGCTTCCCTGTATCTGAATATCGCGCTCGCAATCGCGCTGGTGGCAATGGGCTTTGCCCTGCAACACCAGAGGCTGCGCACGGCGCACTACGCGACGGCCTACGCCAAAGCGCAGACCAAGGCGGTGCTGGAGGCGCGCGAGACAGAGCAGCGCCACGCAAACGAGATCGCGGCGATTGCCGACAAGTACGAGCAGGACAAGAGGGCGGCGGATGAAGCGCAACGCAAGCTGGTTAGTGATCTTCGCGCTGGCACTGTCCGGCTGCAAAAGCGTTGGTCCGGTTGTGTGTCCGGTTCTGCCTCCACCGCCGCCGAGCTTGATGCAGCCGCCCGAGACAGAGAAGAAAGTGCGGCGCGAGCTGTTCGTGCAGCCCGAGACGCCGACGACCAAATCCGCGCCCTACAAGACGTAGTTCGCAAAGACAGAGATCGCTGACATGTCATCCCGAAGTTCAAAAATGGAAGGGTGGCAGAGCGGCAATGCATTCGCTTGCTAAGCGATAGTCGGGGCTAGCGTCCCGCGCCGGTTCGATTCCGGCCCCTTCCGCCAATTTCTGGAAGGTGCCGCTGTGCTGGACGGCAAGCGGTCTCGAAAACCGTGGTGCGCAGAGATGCGTAGGGGTTCGACTCCTCCACCTTCCGCCATCTTGGATCGCGTTACCGGATGAGCGCCGGGGCAGACTGTAAATCTGCCGTCAACGACTCGCGTGGTGCGACACCACGGCGGTCCACCAAATTGCACGGACGCCCCAACCGGGGACAGTAATTGAGCATCGACGCACAAGCCGCGCTGGCTTCGGCCAATAGCGCGCTGCAAACCTTGGCCGCATCGGTGGCCGAGAAGGACGCGAGCCTCAGTACGTTGTCGCTACAGGTGGACAGCCTGAGCGCGGCGAACATTGCGCT